GTTCTGGAATTGCACCGCCTGATTCGTCACGTTGCCCGTAGCGGCTGCCACGGGGTTAGATGTGTTTTGTACTTTTGGGTCTTCAGCGTAAGCAGGGCTTACTGTGAGAAGACTGACAAGGATGTAGTGGTAGATACTGACTCGATTGTTTCGTCGATGTCGATTGTCTCTACTACACCTGCTGCTCTGGTTACTGTTTCTAGTTGAAACGGATCTCCTGCTGTATGGACAGAGAAGGTTGTAGAGCCGTTTGTAATATCTCCGCTTGGAGTTACGTTTGTTCCAGACCATGATGAATAAGCACCACCAAAGATCTCGGTTGCAATAGTCCGATCAATGTCAATCGTGGTGGTGGTAGTTGATTGCATTGAACCCTGAGTAAAGTTCGGGGTTACTTGCTGAGCTGCTACAGGACTAGCCAGCATCACAAGTAGAAATAGATACTTCATTCTTCTTTCTTTTTGTTGTCAGTTGGTTTTGTATTAGCAGCTTTGCTGTTGGATGTTGTTAATCCAAATGTTGCGAGTGCTCCTGTAAAGACAGAAGCAACAAAGGTTATGTCACCTCCACTCTGACCTTTTTTAATCATTGGAAGGTCTACATAATTAAGGGTGATAATAAACCCACTCCAAACAACAACACCTAAGCGGACAAACGTCCCCAAAATTTGAATCTCATCCTCAGTATTTTCCTTTACTTTGGCTAAGAAGTTTCTTGGACCTGTTTCTTTTTTGTCAGTTTGTTCCATGCTTGTTTAAAAACTGGCTTCATTATCATTACGATGTATTTGAATAACGAAGTAGCAATTAAGGTGGCACCTACAGAGATAAAAGCTGTAGTAACTGCTGTCGTCATAATGATGGTAGAGGGTAACGGAACTTCTACTTCCGTAAATGGAATCTCTACTATCTGTGCCTCTTGTGGAATCGGTGGAAGTGTAGGGGCAGTAGCAGGAGGGACTTGAGTTTTAGTCTCTTTCTGCGGTGCTTTATCTGTATCGTCTGCTCCTTTCACGCCTGGAGGTGCCCTAAGCACGCTGGGAGGCACCACCATGGGCTTGTAAGAGGGCAATTCTGCCCTTGGTAAGCCAAGTACTGGACCTGGCAAACCGGGGGCATCAGGGATGTTTAGAGAGGGCAGTAACGGTGGACTAGCCCATTCCATAACTACTAATCAAAATCTGCAGGATAGGGTTTTGAGCCATACCAAATTACTTCACCTTCGTCGTCAAGTACCTGTTGGTAATGTGCCTCAAACTCTGTGTGCTTTACAATCTTGCTTTGTACATTTCCATCTTTATCAAGATGAATAAACTTAATATCGGAGTAAAACATGTTGTAAATTTAAATAGCTTCAAGCCGTGTGTAGTTGCCTTGGGTTGTATTTGATTTAATCCACTGACCCTTTTCTAAATAGCGATACGCAATTGTGTCGTATTGCATTGAAATATTAGAATTCAAAAGGTTTGTACCAAAAGTTGCGGAAAGCGTGTTATCACTCCACACTTTGATAAATGTATTGTACGTTGAATTAAATACATACATCCCCGATTCAGTAATTTCAGTCCAAGATGTCTTTAGATAATTACTGCTTTCTGGAATCATGCGCAACCATTCTACACTTTGCATTTTTCTAGTTTGCATAGTTATTATTTATTAGGGAAAAGTCCATTGCGAACAAATTCAACTGCTTTGTCATCGATATCGTTATCGGTAGTCTCAGCTAGTCGCTCAAGCATTTCTACGATCAAAGCTTTTACTTTGTCAGACTGTAGAAATTGAAAGAGAAGTGGGCGAATAAGGGTAATCATAATCAGGATGGCTCTGTCGGCCAAGTAATATTGTGTGGAAAATCAGCCGAAGCTGGAAGGTCACGTAGTGCTGCACGGTAAGTAGCCCACGCTGCTTTATCAGCAGTCGTGTCAGCAACTTGTGTCCAGTCACAGTCATGCAATTTCGTGTTGCGTTTGGCACGAGCTGCATCAGCAGCAGTTTTATCAACTTGTGCTTTGTACGCTGCTTCATTATCAGCAGCAGTAGTTACCTTGCCTTCTGAATCTGTAGTGTCAGTAAAGACAGGTCCAGCGACAAACTTAGTGAACCACTTACCATCGATCTCTTCAACACCACTGCGTGTGCTGACACCATAAGGATCAGTTACAGTTGCTGCCGCGCCATTTAGTACAGCATCGTATCCATAACTATCAAGGATTTCAGTTGTAATTTGCTTAGGAAAGCTTGTATTCGGTTGTGAGGCTTTGAACTGACTAACAGTAGTCAGCTCACCTGTTGTTCTGTTTCTAATTTCCATAGTTAGTTATGTTTATGCGATTGCAAGGAAGATGTAGGTGTCACCGTTATCATTTAATTGGGTACTGCTGTGAAGTGCAAACCCGGACGAATTTGTATCAATTAAATTTGTATTTGTAGTCTGGGGGGCATTTGCCTCAAGCAAAAGGTATGGATCATCCCCTAAAACAATACCACGTAAGTGATCAAACAAATACCAAGATCCACCAGATCCATTTGTTCTTTTAATCAAAATAAATCTTGCACCTGTAGTAAATCCACAGTCAATAGTTTGATAGCTTGAATTTCCAGTGTAACTACCTACTTTTGATATGCCTGGTAAAGTTGCAAACAATATTGCCGTGTAACTTTTTGTAGAACCGTTAAGTCCAGAAACTCCGCCAAGATAAAATTGGGTTGATGTAGGTGCTGTTGTAGTAAAAACATATTGATTTTGTAGGGCCGCGTGACCACCATTAAGCAAAAGATACTGATCACTATTTAGATCTTTATGCCATACATACCAATCACCACTACCTGATCTTTCCTTAACAAGCGTAAGTTCAGGTGGAACTGTAAGATTATGATTTTGTGCAGCAACGCTTCCTGACCCATCATACATAACTACGTCGTTGAATCCAGGAGCACGTTTAAACATCCAAGCATACGAATTACTTTGAATGGTACCATCGTTTGAGAACCCATTCATATAATCCCAAGTATAACTGCCATCAGTGGCGGTGGGGTTGGTACCATTTGTTGGCACATACTCCTTACCCGTTAAACGTGCAATAACTCGGTTGTAAATACCAGTATTGTTGATCGTCGGTCTATCTATTGCCAAATCCGGTGCAAATAACGCCGTATATGCTGAAGGATACGCAGAGTTTTGATTTTTTGTTCCAACTGCAAAAACATCCGTTCCAACCTCTGGCGGTTTATGTGGACGACGAATCGCTACGTACATATACTGAACACCGCTATTGTTGTTATGACTATCAAGAGGTCTAAATCCATTAGCAAAAAATTCAAATGTGTAGCCTTGCTCAGCTAAAGGTGAGTCGATCAATAATGCATTAGAATTTGTATTTCCCGAAAAGTTTTTGGAAAATGTTCCTCTTTTGTCGTCATATATTTGAAAATTATTGATAGACGTATTTGTAAGTGGTTTGACCATTACCCATTGTGGTTCAAAACCTATCTGTCGATAATTGTTCTGATTACCATTACCCGTATAAACGCCACATTTGATAATGGGTTCGTTTTCGTCCGTGCCAAAAACCATTTCATCATTACCAAAAAGGTAAGCTACGTAGGTTCCATTTGCGTCATTTGTAGCACTACCATTGTTTACAGTAAAATGAGTACTAGTTGGTTCAGTATTGTACCAAACATTACCACTAGCCGACGGCCAGGTCTGATTTAAAACTAAATAATTACTTGCAGTAATATTATTATGATATACATACCAATCTATAGTTGTGTCTATTCTTTTGACCCAGATCATTCCTGGTTTACTGCCGAGAGAATGAGGAATTTGTCTCCCATTTACACCGTTTCCGGTCCATTTTACAGTATCAAAAAAATGTTCTTGTTTTTTGAACAAATAAGTTAAATAATCACGACCACTTTGATTAAACTGATTATCGTTGCCGCCTAGAGTAAGCGATTTATCAGCTACAGCTGACCATCCAAATGACTCATTACCCTCCTGATGCGTGTCGTTAGGAATTAATCGATCATAATAGGTTCCTGAAGCACCAAGATTAAAAGGGTCTGTTAGATTCCAATTATCATAGGCATCTCTGACTTTTGTTATAATTATTCCTTCATCACTAAGCAAATTTAAATTGTTAGGAATTGTTTGAGAACTACCAGTGCCATCCCAAACTACTGTTTGAAAAACATCATCAACGTAAACCGGATCTTTCTTACCACCAGCCGATGCTAGTGCTGTTTGTTGTGTAATAGGATCCATATCAGTTCACATAATCAGCTAGAGCAGCACCGCGATATCTTGTACCACCGTCATCGGTGACAAACATAAAGAGGTGGGTCTTACCAGCAGTAAGAGTTGGAGGAGTATCTGCAGGAAACTTGACGCTTGCTGGCCAAGTAACTGTGCCAGATGTATGGGTCAGTTCCAACGTAAATGTACCTGCTGTACCACTTGCAGGTGGGTTAGAGAAGGTGAATGTAGAGTTGCCGTTGATTGTTTTGGTGAAGTAGTTACCAGTGCTTAGGTCAATGTCTAAAGCACTTACAGCTTCTGCTGTTTGTTTGTAAGGTCCGTCAACAGCTAGACCTGCATTCATTGTTTGGAGTGCAGTGTATGTATTTGTTGTGTCACGTTTAGCAGTGTCAGCATCGTATGCCTGCACAGTGCTGCCAATTGCAGCTGTCAGGTCAGCTGCAATCTCTGCATTAACAAAAGCTGTAGTAGCTAGTTGTGTAGTGCTTGTACCTTGTGAAGCTGTAGGTCCAGCTGGGGTGCCAGTAAAAGTTGGATTATTAAGTGGTGCAGCAGAACCAGCGCCAGCAAGTGCAGACACTGAAACGTCTACATCACTACCTGAATCATCGTATGTGATTGTATCTACTTTGAGTTTTCCGTATGCCATGATTAAGAAAGTACAGTAAGTTGTGAATTAGCTCCGACAGTAATAGTGACACTTGAATTGACGGAAACTGTCGGTCCCATCATTCCTGCATTTGTACTAGCAGCGATAACTTTATTAGTAGAAATGGCTTGTGGTGTTTCAATGAATGCAGAGTCAACAGTGGCAAAGCTCAAAACACCGCTGCCATTAGTAGTTAGTGCTTGTCCTGCACTTCCTGTGTCATTAGGTAGAGTCAGCGTATAAGTAGCACCTGCAGAATGAGGTGGTGATTGAATGGACACCCCATGATTATTATTAGAACAGTTGAGCGTAATTTTTCCAACTTGTCCACTAGAAGTACCGTCACCTTTTACTACAGCTAAGTAGCTGGTTAGGTAACGACCTTCAGGGTCAGCAGCGAAGTATTGCTGCCACTCCCACTTTGTAGAAGATGAGCTGTACTGAAGTCGAACAGTAAGGTCTGTAGAACCAGTAAACCCAGTAGGTACACCAGTGACATTACTGTTGCTTTCAACACCAGTAGAGTTGATAGCCTCCACACGGTCACCATCAGCAGGGCTTCCAGGAAGGTTTGCTAAAGCAGCAATAGGTGAATAGAAGGCTGCACTAGATACAGCAGCACTAGCAGCGTTAGCTGTATTCAACGCATTCGTAGCGTTAGTGCTAGCAGTGTTCGCTGTAGATACAGCAGAAGTAGCACTTGTACTAGCACTGTTAGCTGTGGTGATAGCAGTGTTAGCTTTATCAATAGCTGTATTAAAACCACCACTACCGTCTGACTCCCGTGAGTTAGTTAATGCAGTCGTGGCGTTTGCATCAGCAGCGTTAGCCGTAGTAACAGCAGCACTGGCATTAGTGGCTGCCGTATTAGCTGTACTAACAGCATTACTAGCATTAGTAGATGCTGTATTAGCAGCAGTGCTTGCAGCATTAGCTGTAGTGACAGCTGCACTAGCGTTCGTGTCTGCTGTGTTAGCTGTTGCTGTCGCAGTGTTTGCTGCTGTAGTTGCCGCGTTAGCAGTAGCAATAGCTGTATCAGCTGTTGTCTTGGCTGTGTTAGCCGTTGCGTTTGCAGAATTTACATAAAACTCAGACTCTTGGGTGACATATAGATTCTGAGTGAAGTTGTTGTTTAGATCTGACGACCTGATAGCAGAACCCGGATAGAAGGTTGCCTGCAGGTTGTCAGATGCAGTTTCACGATAGATACGGATAGCTACCCCACTAGCTGGGGCAGTGGTGAATGTAATCGTAGTAGCGTTAGACAGTGTGTATGCAGTTGTATCAACAGTATCAAGACTTGCTTTGATATCTGTTGTCTCTAAATATGGAAATGTAAAAGAGAAAGCAGTAGTACTGCCATCCCCCGTGTATGTATTCTGAGTAATTGCCATTACGCTTTAATTGCTGTTTTCGACAAATGTGAGGAATTCGTTTGCTTTATCAGTTTCTCCACGTTGCAAATAATCTTCAACACGATCATTGATAGTCTGTCTCCTCATCACAGCATCATTTCGTGGTGACCGTGCCATTGCATCATCAATTGCATCTCGCAATGCATCGTCTAGTTTTCTATGTACCATCTCAAAGTTACCAGCTGTTGCAGGTAGACTGTTTCCTTGTGCAGACTTTAATCGTTTGCGGAAACCTTTTGCTCCACCCTCAGTTTCAGCCATTACTCGTCGAATTTGATCACGCCAATACCCCTCTTTGCCTAGGATATTAAGGATTTCAGATTGCTCTTCATTACTGAGAGGTTCACCTCTTCCGTTAGTTCCAAGGGTAGCAGTAGCGTCATATTCAATATCAATCAAGAACTGTTTTTCAGGACTGATTTTTCCACTTTCTTTCCAAGGTGTGTAAGTGTTCCTAAGGCGGGCAAAAAACGAATCAGGTACGTTTACTTCAGTACCATCAATCCAATCGTATTTGATTGGC